GGCTTTGTCTTGTTGCCGAAAATACAAGACCAATTTTAAATTAAACACAATGAAAAAATCAATTGCCTTCGAAACATTCTTATTCGCTTGTATGCTAATAAGTACAATCATCATTTTAATTTCAATGGTGGAGAGAGATGTTAACTTATGTGAATTCGCATTCTTTACCTTCCTCCTATCTGCTATCTCATTAATCGTTAAACTTAAAAAATAATCAATCTAATAATTACCACTATGGAAAAGAAAGTATTTTCAATTTGTGACGCGTCTCAATTCACATTCGTTGGTTATGATTCGGGAATCCGTTGGAACGGATGGTGTATGCCCTACTTTAGTGAGAAGACTCTTCTAGAGATTCTAGAGAAGAATGCACCATATGTTAGAGAGGATGACGAGTCTATCTATTCATTCGAGGATGGTGTATTCTATGAGACATACGATGGTGAGAAGATTGTTGTGAGCGAAGGAACGATGATAAACGGAGAGATGCACTATCTACATTCAATCGGATGGATTTGGGATGTTGACTCAAGACTATCTAGAATGGTAGAAGAGATTCAATCATTCGTTGAGGACGAGACATATACTGACGAGGAAGTGATGAGCGAGATGTATTCGTACTTAATTGATGTGAGAGAGAGAGGAATCATTGTTGAGAGATACACCAACGGACGAACACAAGCACTAATGACCATTAACGCAATCAATCAATTCATTAACCAATAATCATAAGACAATGCAAGACATCATCACATTCTACCACTACGAAAATGTCCAAGTACAATTCGTTAAATCTCTTGAGACGGGAATAGTTATGGAGGAGTTTAGAGGAGGATTCCTCATCCAATCAAGCAAGTTCCCGAAAGGAAAATGCATCGCATCAGAAAACGTAATCAATAACCAATAATTTTAAGACAATGAAAGATTTAAGAATCCCTATGCTAAAGCAAGACGCATCAGCGCAAGACATCATCAATTACCTAACTTGGTTAGAGCATTCACCTTATGCCTACCATATAGACGAGTCACCTTTGGACATTGATTGGTCTATTGAGATAGACGAGGAACACATCAACCTTCTCTCATGGAATTCAGAAGTTATGTGGAGCAGACAATCTGCCGAATTCCTTTGGTTGAACTACGGAGAGCATTTAATCAGTAAGATAAACAACGAAAAAAATTAAATCACGCATAAACTGGAAATTATGAAAAGCACTATGTCACTAGAGAAATCACAACTACTATTGAAATGTTGTCCAACGGAGAAGGTGCTTTGTACGTCCACGATTCATCTGCACATCCAAACGCATTGTTGGATGAAGCACAAGGATGGGCAGACTATATGGAGCTTACCTTGGAGCAATACGATATGCTGAAGGGAGTGAAAAGAAAGTGGGCGAGAAAAGACTCTGCAACTGGGAAGGGAATGAACAAAGGCTTTTGCTGTTTTGATGGGGACTTTTATTTCGAGAATCAATCTGACTTGATTAAATGGTTGAGAGATAGAAATGTTGACGAGTACAAAGAACTATCTGATGAATTCCTTCTAGATGAAGCATATGCCCAAGAAGAGTATTACTTTACTGAGTGGGACATTGAAGATAGTGACTACTACTACGAAGAACAAGCGGATGGAACATTGGTAGAAATTGTGGACAACAAGTATATGTGCAATTCGTGTCACAATCTTTTCTCTGCAAGTAAGATGGATTTCGATTCCGATAACGAGTCAGACCTTTGTGAAAATTGTAATTAATAATCTAAAAAAAAAGAAACAAGATGAACACACAAAAAGTAAATTCAGTAACTGCGTCTAAATTCCTTAATTGGTATTTCTCTGACTCATCAGAGATAAGAGACTTTGGGAATGCAATGGTTGAGCAACTGACCACATTCGGTACGGCAGATATTTCAGTAGAGCAATTGTTTGACGGATGTGCCTTAATTCCGCAATACATATGTGAACACTGGGATGAAGATTGGGAGAACGAACAAGAGTACTCTCCATCGTCAATAGAATTAATTAATGACCTTAAATAAAAAAAGGATATGACAAACGAAGTCAAACAAGCGAAAGAGACGCTTAAAAAGAATGGTTACTTCACCGACAACCTTTGGAGTATTGAAGATGTGAAAGATGTTTTTGACTGCTCTGATGAGGAAGCAAAAGATGTCTTACGCGATGCCTTGACTAACGAAGGGACGATGCATCACATCTGGTCAGCAATCAGAATTATTGGTCAAGACAAATCATTATCGGAAGTATGAGAAAGACAATTGATATCATTCTGACGGTACTAGGTGTACTTTGTCTAATTATGTTTTTCGTGTCCTATGTGTCGGATTCAACACCACTAATGTTAGGCACGATGACTATATTACCTATAGTCTATCTGATAGGTAACCTGCAATAATCTATACGGAAAATCTTAAAAGGATGTTGTTAATTCAGCATCCTTTTTTTTTGTGCCTAATTTTCAGAGGGTTAGAGCTTGTTTGCGTGGATCTTGGAACACCTGATCTACTTTTAGCCTGATCGCCCGGCGTTTTCAAAAAATTTACTATCACCTTCTCCAACAAGTAAGACGGTGCGGAGTTTTGATTTTGCTGACTTTTATAGTACATTTGGTTTGGAAAAACTTCTCGCACACATTTTACATCATAACAATAGTTTGAATACCATTCAAGAACATAAGCCGCAGAAAAAGGTTGTTGGAGATTCTCTATTAATGTCCTTTATTAAGGTTTGCCGTTCTCACGCAGATGTGTTAAACATGGCTTATATCAACCATATGTGTGGTAATGGACAGCGTTGGATGAGCGACATTGTGGGTAGAAAGAAGCCTATCAGAGACCAGGAGAAGGTCATAAAGGTCATCAATTCCATCCTCCAATATTGTGACGAGGTAGAGGAAATGAGAGAGAAAATTGAACGCTTAAAGAATGAAATCGAAGCACAAGTATAGAGCGAATTGGCTCACCTATTTTGCCGAGAAGGATATCAATCCGAGGAATGCACTAAAGATATTCCGACCAGAGTTTGATCAGGTTAAGGTAAAGAAGATGATGTCTTTGTTTCATGGAAAGATGATTTTCGAAGAGCAAGACCTAGTCGATTGGAAGAATATAAAGTCAGCAATTGAGAGAACGGACACAAGAAACAATGGCAAAATCTTTTCGTAGTCAGAAGTATTTAAAGAGGGCCGACACATACCTCGTCCTTGACACCATGCATAAGAGAGTGAACAAGATGTGCATCTCTCTGGGCATTCCACAAGATCCAAAGTCATATGTATACTTCGACCTCGCTCTTTTGAGCATTCCCCAGGGGGAGAGGAGGAAGATTCTCAAGCAGATATTCAGTAAGTGGGGGACGGATATAAAACTAGAACACGAACCTTACTTATTAACATTAGAAAAATTTACAAAAAAAGTTTTGGAAGGTTTCGAATAATGTGTTACATTCGCAAAACATTAATAAAGAAAACTTATAATTATGTCAAACATAACAATTTCACCAAAGACGGTTATGCCGTTCATCGAACCTCGCAGAGAGGAAATGATTAAACTGATGGGAGGAGAAGAAGTCCTCATGAGAGAGATGTCTTTCGCCATCCAAGCTGCTAACAACAACCAAGTGTTAGCGAATTCTAATCCACAATCAGTTGCAATGGCTGTGTACAATTGTGCATTGACCAAGTTGTCTCTGAACCCTGTGATGAACTTGGCTTACCTCGTTCCTTTCAAGGGCAACGCTAAACTAATGCCAGGCTACCAAGGGATGATTAAACTTATCTCTGATACCGGTATCATCAAGTCGGTGTCTTCGGGAGTAGTTTACCGAGGAGATGACTTCGACATCGTGCAGGGTACATCACCTCGCATCAACCACAAGCCGAAGGGAGAGACCTTTAAGGTTGATGATATCATTGCTGTGTACGCAATCTTCGTGTTGCATAACGATGAGACCTTGTTTGAGGTTATGTGGAAGCCACAAATTGATGCCATTAAGAATCGTTCAGAGACTGGTCGCAAAGATGTTGGCCCATGGTCAACTGACTATGCAGAGATGGCTCGTAAGACCGTTGTGAAGAGAGGTTGGAAGTCTATCCCTAAGTCTTCGTTTGCCTTGGATAAGATTGAGAAGGTTAACACCGCTATCTCTATCGACAACGAGGAGTACAAGACCGTTGAGTATGTGAAGATGAGCGAGGAACAGATTGACCGCTTACTTGAGAAGACTACCAACGTGGTAGAACTTGAGACTGCTTTGTCTGATGAGTCGGTAATGATTGATCCGGAGCAGAAGAAAGAGATCATTGAGAAGGCTCGTAAGAAAGTTAAAGGAGGGGACAATGAATAATCTATTAAACGAAATCCTAAAGGAACAAGCACAAGCGTCTAACCAACGCTCACAAGCATGGTTCAACGCTCGTGTTGGTAAGTTTACCGCATCAGAGATATACAAACTAATGACTCAACCTCAGACGAAGGCAGCGAGAGAGAACGGAGAGTTGTCTGAGACTACCAAGTCTTACATCATGTCGAAGGTTGCCGAGGAAATGACTGGCATCGAGCAGACCACTAACTCTGCGGCTACGGAATGGGGTGTGGAACACGAGGCAGAGGCTTGTAATATATATGCCGAGATGATGGAATCTCATGTTGACTCTGTAGGGTTTATCCCCTACGGAGACCACGCAGGAGGCTCTCCCGATGGTATCTGCTCACGCTTCGGTGTGATTGAGATTAAGTGTCCGTACAACTTCGAGAACCACGTTCAGAACCTTCTTATTGCAGACGAGGATGACCTATTCAAGCAGAGAAAACCTTATTGGTGGCAGTTGCAAATGAATATGATTGTTGCCGGGAAGGAAGAGGGTATGTTCATTTCTTACGATCCTCGCATGGATGGGAAGAACAAGTTAGCAATAATTCCTGTACATTTACAATCAGATTCGAAAGAAATTTTGGACAATGCTATTGAGATGGCAGTTAAGTACAAACAATTTTTAATTGAAAAGTTAGGCAACCGATGATTCTAGACGAACATAAAAAGCATCAGATAATTGCATCCATGCTACACGCAAATGCATTTGTAAACATCTCCGACCAAATTGGGCCACCCTTTTGGGAGAAGGAGGTGAAGATGAAGGGTAACCAGTTCGTTAAAGCTGCCGAGCAGAGATACAAAGTATTAGCCACCGCCCTCTTCGACATTGAGGGTGGTGACTACTACCTTCGAGCAATGGATGACGCTGAAGACCTGATCGAAGAGATATCTACACTACCCTGGTTTGCTTACTACGACATTGTCCAACTAATAAAAAAATATAAGGATGAAAAAGCTTTGGAACAGAAAGAGAAAGTTCAGAGAAGAATGGACTCTGAATCAACAGCAGAAGGGTGAGATTTATATCTCACTTGCAGTATTAATCATTATCTTTATCTACACACAATTCCCATGAAAGACCACCACAAATTCATAGCACTTGCCGTAGGTATTCTAACACTCATTGCAACCATTCATTTACTTGGTGTTAAGAAGATGGATGATAATAATAAGGCTGAGGCAATCCTCCGTAATCAAATAGAGGAACAGCAGAAGGTTATCGACAGCAAACAAGTGGAGATTACCCAGTTACAGCAGAAACTAATAGGTCTGAAGGGCGATGTGGTAGTTATAGATAACAAGTCAAAGGAAACTAAAACCAAATACAAAGATGAAAAAAGGTATATTGATCTTGCTACTCCTAGTCAGCAATCAAGTCTTCTCTCAACTAACCTCACCAAGTTCAAGGATCTTGATAAACAAGGATACTTTGACCTGCCTGAAGGATACTGAAATCAAAATCATTAACAAGATAGCGGCATCGGAGAGGTTCTACCACTCCATGTACGATACTCATTTGAGTAAGATTGCTAATCTCGAGAAGCAGATTTCCATCTTGGACGTTATTGCCAATGACTACAAAGTTTCTTACGAGGCTAAGACAAAACAATACGAGGCTTTAGATATGCAGTATAAACTAAAGCAGGATCAGTACGATGAGTTAGAGAGTTCTTATTGGATTCTTGACGCAAAGAAAACAACATGGAAGACTATATCTATTGTAGGCATTCCAGTTTCCTTCGTTGGAGGAGTATTACTGACCGTTAAACTTTTAAACTAACACATATGAAAACGCTATCTGACAGAATTAAATTTTTGCCAATCACACAAGACCTTGTCAAGTCATCTTCACTTGACCTATCTCACATTGGAACACAAGTTATCGAGGGGAAGGTTATCGAAGTAGGACCAGAGATCGAGGAGGTTCGGATTGGTGACATCATTCGTTTCTCTCACAAGAGTCCTGTTTACCTTGAAGAGAAGGACATAAAGGTTGGCTTCATAATGGAGTCTGACGTGCTACTTATCATGGGCAATGAGACGGAAGGTTAGGTATTGGAGCGATATCCAAATTGAGGACGGATTGTGTTATATGTGGAACGGAGAGTACCAGGTTATAACATTCAACAACTCAAAGGCTGGATATTTCCACGCTTGGGGAATTGTCTCGGGAGAAACTGTTGCTCTTATTGAAAATTATGAGGGGCATATTGAGGCAATTAACCCAACTTTTGTTAAATTTACACACGAAAACACCGCCACTCCTCATCTACTCCAAGCCTTATCGTTTATAGAGGATCAGGAAATGAGAGAGAGAGTTATAAATGTTTTCTTGAACACAGATGAGTACAATAAAGGTTAACATAAAACCTTTGTCCATAAACAAAGCCTTCCAGGGCAGAAGATTTAAGACAAAAGATTATAATGAATATGAAAAGTCATGCCTATTGATGATGCCCCGGCTACGGTTTCCCCAAGGCAAGGTCGCACTTCACATACGGTATGGCTTTTCTAACAAGGCTTCAGACGTAGACAATCCCACCAAGTTGGTGTTGGACATCATGCAGAAGAAGTATAAGTTTAATGACAAGGATGTTTACGAGATCCATCTCTACAAACTAATTGTCCCACGAGGAAAAGAGTTTTGGGAGGTTACTATCATCCCTCTTGAGTAAGTTTATTTTTTAGCTGTTGAACGAAGGCGGTTACTTCAAACGTGGAGTACCGCCTTTTCCGTTTCTAGCTCTATTTTTTGAAAATATTTCTTTGACAACTTTACCTAATTTCGTATGGCTCATGTCTTTGCCATCCTTGTTGCCGTAAGTTCCAGCCTTTCGGTTCTCTTTGTTCAGTTCTGAACGATACTTCCGTCTCTCGGGAGTAGAATGATACTCCTTGTTATACGCATCTTTCTTAGCCTTCGCCTTTGGATTAGACTGAAAGTATTTGGCACTCTCTGATTTGCCTTTTTTAGTTCCTGCTAAAGAATTTCTCATGTAACAAATATACACCTAAATTTGTTACGATGAATATACATGAAATACAACAAGTGCTTTGGGTGGAGACGGAGTTAGGTGACGGAATTGCTCTATTCCTCATGGACTACGGAATGCAGAATAATACTGTGTGGGTGGTAGCCTTGGAGGAGACTGGAGAGATAAAACACTTCGACTCTAATCAGATCAGGCTGTGCAAGAACCACACTATAAACCTTCGCTGTAGTACGCAATCTTCAACATCTCGTAGAGTTTGAAGACGTACTCCCATCTACGATCCTTCTGCACCAATTTCTCTCTCGACATTGTGTGCCAATCTGTGTGGTACTCCGCATTGACAAAGATGATATTTGAAGGGTTGAGACGATAGGCAGGAAACGCTCCCTTACCAAGGATGTGGAAGCAGATTGATGGAGAGAACTCCAACTCCCTTCCTGTGACGTAACAACGATGTTTGCGAGTCTCCCATAGATGTTTAAATAGATCCATCTCGCCAGTAGCCTTGTACTTTTTCTTGAACTGAGTTCTCTTGAGACCTTGTGATTTAGGCTTCGCATCCTCTCTGTAGTTTTTACAGAATGTACGGTTAAAATCCGTACAAAAACACTCTTCGGCTTGGCATTTCATTGGCGTTGCGTTTAAAACAAATAAGGAGGATTGCTCCCCCTTATCTGCCCTTAAATCAATAATCAATAAATCTATGAAAGATAAAACAATGATGACAAATATACAAAACTTAATTCTGTATTTCCAAATGTTTCTTTACCAAAATATTAATGTTCTCCACATTTCAGTTCCGTTATGTCTTGCAACGTAAAGATATTTGAGACCATCTTCTGTCTTAATTATCTCCATTCTATTTCCTACAAATGCTGTTGACATACCGTAAGGCACAGTACCAGAGTTTACCATTTCTCTTTTAACAATATCAAAATAAAAAATACGTCCTGTTTGATCTTTTTGAACATAAACTCTATCTGCACCATCGTATGCCCACATAGATCCTGTAGTGAAAGTTTCACCTTGCCCAGAGTTTTGATAATAGCTATCCCATCTACCTGTTGTAATATCAAATTTACTTACCCCTAAACTACCCCCACCAATTGGGGCAAATAAATATTTATGATTTCCATTACCCCACGTCCATTTGACGTTAGCCCCAGCACCTCTTGCAGGAGGACCGTAAATAACATAATTGGTAGTAGCATCGGTTGCAGTAGTTGCAGCAAAGTTTAGTGTTGTAGCCGTATTAGATGTTATAGTAACTTCGTTAGAAGCAGATGCTCCTCCAACAAACCTAACACGTTTACCTACCCATTGGTTAGTAACCCAGTTCTTTCCAGTGTCTACGAGAGTAGTTGTAGAACCTGAAGTTGCTGTCCCAAAACTATCCATTATTGCATAACGAGTAGTAGTATCTGGAGTAAATGTAGCGACAGCAAATGTAATGGTGTTATTATTATTTGCCGTAATTACGAGTTCATTTCCAAGTCCTGTTCCTGCCATGATTCTTACAACGTGACCTACCCATGTTCCTCTAATCCAGTTCTTAGTTGTGTCTGTAATAGAAGTTGTAGTTCCACTTGTTGGATATCCGTAGGCTAATTGATCATCTGCCCAGAATTTATTATCTCTCCCAAAACTAGAAGGATCTATAATTACATAACGAGTTGTTCCACTAGTAGGGGTAAAAGATGTAAAAGCTGGGATTGTAATAGTCGTTGCTGTATTAGAAGTAATTCTTCTTATTTGTTGGTTAGGAGTAATACTACCACCTTGCATAATCATTAAGAACTTCCCTAGGTGTTCGTTTACATCCCAAGATTTTGTAGAATCTACTACTAAAGTTGTACTATTTGCTGATGTAGCATTAAGAGTTGCTGTAGCTGTACTAGCAATTGTAAATGTAAGATTAGTATCAACACTTAAAATTGTGTAAGTGCCATTCCATCCTGCTACTGCCATGTGTTGCGCTTGGATAAAGTCGTCGTCGTAGTTGCGCGGATCGCGTGCGGCCTTCCCCTTCTTTGCGGCGGCTGGCGTTGCCATTGCTTCCATCATTTTCATGCGCGCCTTGTGTGAAAACTTGTTTTGTACGAAAGGTGCCGTCCCTTTGATGCGGATGGTTGTCCGCACAATGTTTGGCGCCTTGATAACTGCTACGGTGTCGTCTTTCTTTGCGAATGCCATTTTGTTGCTCCTTTGTTTGTCCGATGTTCGCCCGGCCATCGGATCGTTGCCGGTTACTACTTGTTGCCTGCCTTCCGGTGCGTGCCCGGTCGTTCCATGCCCGGCCTAGCCTGGCGCTGCCAAGCCTGCCTTGTGTTTCATACCGCGCCGTCCAATCCTTGACGGGCCATGCCGCGCCTACCTAACCTGGCTATGCCATGCCTAGCCTCGCCTTGCCTGCCTTTCCTAACCTCGCCTTCCCTGCGTTGCCTAGCCAAGCCTGCCAATCCATGCCGCTACTCGCCTCTCCGCGCCCAACTCCGCCTCGCCTGCCTAACCATTCCGCGCCTCGCCGGACCTGTCCTTGCCTTGCCAGTCCTGCCATTCCTTCCAGTCGGTGCCTATCCTTGGCATGCCGTGCCATGCCTGCCCCGCCGTTCCGGTCCTCAGCTAGCCCGGCCTAACGACGCCTGCCCGGCCTCTACTTGCCTTGATGGAGCTGACCCATGCAGGTCTATTGCCTCATCAATCGCCGCCCACACTTCCGAAAGCGCAGCAAGTTCCGCATAACGCTTCCGATAAGAGTTCAATTCACGAAGAACCTGATTAAGCAATTCCTCACGCTTGTCTGCGTCAGACATAATCTCTTCGACGCTTTCATATCCTCCGCCGCTGCCTCGTGCGCTTCCTCTTGACTGAAAAGCGCGGGCAGTTACCATGCGAATTTCCTTTTGTTCTACATGACTACGAACAACTGTAAATTTGACCCGGCGAATAAGTGCGCCAGCTTGTGCAATGCGGTATTTGTCAGCCGCATCTTCGTCGTTCCAGTCGAATTCAGCATGTAGAACATGGCTTGAATCTCTGGCCGCTTCAACGACATGCGCTGGGTTAAGATAGCCACCATTCGCATCTGCAATTGCAGCCAAAGATGCGCGGATTGCTTCGGCTCTAATGTCTATATTTGCTGGTTTCATTTTTCGCCTTTATTTCCTATAAATTGGTTTGGCCGCTACTCGCGAGTCGATTACCAACTGAAAACCAGTGGAGCGGTTCCATTGATCGTTACTTGATGCGTAGCGACGTGCCACGGGAAAGATGCGCGCCAGGGACTTCAAATCCGTCCTTGATCGCCTGCTTTACCAGCGCCTTGTCGAGCTGGTAACTGGCCGGAATCTCTTTGAAGTAGTCGCGCGGAATTGCCGATTCGTCATCAACCGTTACAGCTTCCGGGTTTTGTGCAAGCGTGATAACGAACCACGGGCATTCGATCTTGCTGATGCCGGCGATTTCCATGTTCGTCTTCAGGTATTGCTTGAGCGATTCGGCTCGTTTTTCGTAAGCCTTGCGACGTTCGGCCAGTTGCTGCTCGGCTTCCTTGATCTGCTTGGCGTCAGATTCGAGATTGCGGAATACGGCGGCAACGTTCTTTCCTTTCTCGATCAGATCGCCGCTTTCAGATTCAAGCGTATCGGCAATCGTCTGGTCATCAAGGTCAAGGTCGTGCAGCTTGTCGGAAAGGGCGCGGTGTTCTGCTGCGAGTTGGAATAGGGCTGTCATGATTTACCTTTTGCGTGTAATTGTTTGTGATGCGCTTGGCACAGCCATATAACATCAAGCGGTTTATCGTAGTCATCGTGGTGAGCTACTGTCTTTTCTGATCCACATACAGTGCAAGGCATTGGTTCGAGCGCTCCATTCCGCAAAGCTCTTGCGACAGAGTTATGGCACTTAAGCCTTCGTTTATCGGCGTCTCGCCATTTCTTAGTTTGCTCTATCGCATGAGCGATCCTGTGCGGCAACTTGCCTCTTTCTCTATCGTACTCACGGTAGTAATCTGGGTTCGCCGCTCTTGCCCTAGCGGTCGATGCCTTCTGACACTCTTTGCACTTACCCAAGTGACCATCTGCCATCTTGGGGTGTGCGTAGAAATCAGCTAGCGGCTTCTTTATCAAACAGACTTTGCACACTTTCTCCACGACGTGATCTCCGTAATGATTTTGGAGCGCCCATCATATCAGAAACGAAACAAATGTTAGAAACGAATGGAATATCGTCACCAAGATCATCCATAGCCGGCTTCGGCTTGTCCTTCGCCGGCTGTTGCGGTGCTGGCGCCGCGCTCTGATGATCCTTGCCGCCAAGCAGCGTTACATCATTCAGGCGAACTTCCAGCGAGTAGCGATCCTGGCCTTCTTTGTCGGTCCATTTGCGGTTGGCAAGCTCACCAGACACGGCAACCTGCGCACCTTTCTTCAGGTACGGCAGCAGAGACTCGCCCCTTTTGCCCCACTGATTGAACTTGATCCAAGTCGTGACCTTGTTTTGTCCGAATCCGCTATCGACTGCGCCGTTGAACGAAACGATGGAATCGCCGCCCTGCGTGTAGCGTTGTTCTGCATCCGCACCAATGCGGCAAACTGCGGTAAATACGTTCATGGTTGTCCTTATGCCTGCGAGGCGTTAGAGGTTGCTGCGGATGCGCTGGCGCGTTTCTCGTTGAATGCCGCAATGAAGCGATCCAGTGCGACCGGATCGTTCGCTGCCGACTCTTCGGCGCGGCGATAGGCTTCCTTCAGTTCTCGGCCATTCTTGGCGTCTTTGATGGCAGTCAGATGATCGACAATCTGCGACTCAGATAGAGCGTGGCTTGTTGTTTGATGCTTGGCATCGCCGCCATCGCTGTTCTCTGGCAAGTCTTCGCCGGCATAGATGTACAGTCCTAGTCCGTGACAGGCGATGGCCTTTACCAAGCATCGCATCATGTTTTTATTGACCGCGAAGGCGTCCGGGTTTTTGATGGCCTGGTTGCGATGATCCATTACCGGCAGGTGCATGGTAATTGGCTTACCAAAAGCAGTGACCGTGCAATAGACCATCATGCTTTCGCCGAACATGCGCGGCTCTCCGAATTCCCAATTAGCCGCAGGATCGGCGCGCATCAGTTGATCGACTGCCCATGCCCATGAAAGGTAGGCAAGGTTTGCTTTCTTCTCGACATGATCGTTGACGTTGATCTGCGCTAGATTCACAAAATTATTCACGATGTTTTCAGCGGGCTTGTTCATGTCTTCCTCCATTCGATAGTGTCGTTATCGCTGCACTGCTCAATGTTCCAGTCGAAAGAGAACTCTTCCTTGTTTGCATGGCCGTAAAATTCATCCACCGGAACGCCGCAGGAATGCGCAAGCAGTGACAGTTCGTCACAGGTAAGGATAGGAACCAGATTGCAGAGGATTCCCACAAGCATTTCGTGCTGTTCGCTATTTCCCATTACCGAATCTCCTTTATCTTCGCCACAACGAAAGCCTGGTTTTCCCGGCGCCGCAAAACCACTTCGCGGGCCATTGCTTCGTCGCTGGCGATTACTGTTTCCCGCTTCTGGCGGGCGCTCTGGTTGTCGTTGAGGCAGGATTTGCGTTTCAGAGTCGCCTCGTACTTTCGGTTGGTGGTCATTGATGCGGCTCCCTGGCGGTGTCGATTGCGGCGAGCGCGGCATCTATCACCGCCATTGCGGCGTTCGCCTGCTTTGCATAGTTGCTGCCGCCGTGCTTGTAATACTGGATGCAGCCCTTGGCAACATCCAGAGCGCCAATGCAGGAAACAACTGGCCCGGCCAGCAGCCGGCGTACCTCCTTCATCTCGCGGTTGCGGTAGTGCGAATCGACATAGACGCGGATTTCGTAGGTGTGCCGGTAGTTGCATTGCGCCACATAGGCGTGCGCCGCTTCGTGCGTCATAAAGCTGATGCCGGTATATTCCCACCTGAATTCGTAGCCGCAGCGTGTCCAGCCGTTCGGTTCGCGGCCGTACTCGTCGTAATAGAGTTCGAGTTCGTTATACTTGCTTGTGCTGTCGTCGATCGGCGCATTGGATTCGTTCTCGAACCAGCCGACTGTTCCGCCGTAGTCCTCGTCGACGCCGCAATGCAGGCGGTTTTCCTGAATGCAGTAATTCGGGCTGGCGGTGCAGGCGTTGTCCTGAGTATGCAGGCGCTCGGCAAGTTCGCGCAGGAATTCGATAGCTGTTGTCATTGCTTGGCTTTCTTCTGGCGCAGATGGGTAAGCGTGCAACCGTCAGGCATATAGACCTTGGCCTTGGCGTATGCAGAAAAGCGGTTCGGCGCGGTGATTTCCTTGCGCTCAAAGCCGAAGCCGTTGCTGTAAGTGGCGACGAAGACGGGCGCCGGAACCGGCTCGGCTGGAGCTTTTAGCAAATGGCTGAATGAGCAGACCATCAGGAACCTTCTTTCACGCTTTTGATTGCGTCGCTCACATATTCTGCAAGCGTTAAATCATCAGACTTTCCAACGATCAAATCTTCTTCAATGCGATACATGCACTCAAGCAATGTTTCTCGCTGCTTCTGAAGTTTCTCGATACGGTCAGCGGCCTTCTTTGGCAGTGCGCTAAGGTCGTTTCCTTCATCATCGAAAGCAGCATGAATGCGCAGAAGGTTTTCTATCAGCAACCCTCTTAAAAATCCTCTTTCGGCATCTGTAATCGGCTGCGGAACTACACCGTCAATGTATTGGTCCATGCTCATTTCACAATTCCTTTCGCATAGTCGATGGCCTCCAGAACATCATTTGCGCAAATTACCGGGTCGACATACAGATTGATTGTGCGGCTCTGCCCGGTAGCGTTTTTGCATCTTTCAATCGCTAGTTCAGCGACGCCGTTAGCAATAATCCACTGCTGATGCTTAACGTAAGCAACATCTGATTTCAGCCCTGCAATCTCGTCGTTCAAATGCGCGATCTGTTGCCGCAGATTTGTTTCGACATCCTGCATATCGGCAATGATGGTGTTAGGCGATGTCATCTCAATCCTCCATCCATGCGCACCAGCACTGCGAACGTAACGATGCCGACACAGATCATCAGATCACCGAAGTATTCGGCGCCGAGCGCGATTGTGTTGATTAGCGAGGTCATGCTGCGGCCTTCTGAACATGGTCGCTCACTGCATCCATAAGCATCTGAGCAAACTCGGCAGCTTCTTCATAGCTGATGGTGAATGACGTTCTGATCGGGTAGGCGCCAGCACAGACGATTACGCTATCTTCTGTGCCAATAACTGATGCGTCAGGAAACCCGCCGAACTCTGTTTTGATTTGCAAGTTACTCATATCAGCCTCCAAGAAATCCGAACATCAGGCCGAAGAAACAGACCGCCAGTGCCGCCCACCCGATTGCCTCGGTCGTGCTGATTTGTTCCTTGTCGCCATGAAAATTCTTGTAATCGCGCAACGTTCTCGTCTGCTCACGGAGCGAAATAATCTGAGTCTTGTTCATGCTGCACCCGCGTGTTTTGCGCACATTGAAATAAGCGGTTCCTTCCATTGCATCCAGAACTCAAGCGCGTGACTGTCCATTTCGCTGATCTG